GGCAGGGTTTTCAATATCGACTTACACAGGAAACGCTACTGTTGCTGCTACCGTAGGACATGGGCTGGGTGTAGCACCAAAGGTTGTCATAGTAAAAAGTCGAAGCAATGGAGAGTCGTGGGTTTTCGGACATGACAGCATGGGCTGGACTAAGGCGATGTATATGCAGACAACTGGCGCACCATTTACCCTAGACATTTATTGGAATAACACCGCACCAACAAGTTCCGTTGTTGAGTTACATGACCATCCGGTTACGAATGGTAGTGGCTATACATATGTAATGTATGCCTTCGCAGAAATCCCCGGCTATAGCCGCTTCGGCAGCTACACCGGCAATGGATCGACAGATGGTCCCTTTGTTTACACCGGATTTAAACCTGCTTTTGTTATGACCAAGCGTACTAACGCTGCTGGTGACTGGAAGATGTGGGATAACCAAAGAGGACCATATAACGTCAACGGCCTGACATTGGCAGCTAATTCAAATGGAGCAGAGAGTAGCGGTGTAGCACAGCACAACGATTTTCTGTCAAATGGTTTCAAAATTAGAGGCAATGATACAGAAACAAATGGTTCCGGCAGCACATACGTATATATGGCATTCGCAGAACACCCATTCGGCGGTGGCGGCGCCCCTGTAACAGCTCGATGATCATTATAAATAAACAAAAGATTGAAATACTACATGATGCAGTCCAAATATAGGAGAAAATAAACAATGTGGGCTCTCGTACAATCAAATCAGGTCGTAGCAGTTTACTCACGACCAAAGGCTGTAACCATTGGTGGCGTTCAGCATCCAGCAAATATCTTCAGTGCATGGACAAAGGCACAGAAGATGGCAATCGGCATCTACGATTATGTAGAAGTTGGTGCCAATCCAGATTCAAAGTATTATAATCTTGGAACTGGTACAACTGTAATTGACAACGATGCAGGTACAGTCACAAAGACCTATACAAATAATGCCAAGAATCTTGACGATGTCAATGAAGTCGATGAAAATGATGATCCTATCCTCGATGAGAATGGTGATCAGGTTGTAACTCTTGGTGTTAAATCAGTGGAAAAGGCAAGAATTAAGACTGTTGCCGCAGGTCTACTACAGGGTTCTGACTGGATGATTATCCGTGAAGCTGAAGGTGGTACAGCCGTTGCTTCAGATATTGCTACATATCGTGCAGCTGTTCGCACCAAATCAAACTCAATGGAAACCGCTATCGACGGCGCAGCCGATACCGATGCAATGATTGCTCTTGATACAACTACGTATCATGCAAATGGCGCCATTGATACAGTTGCTACTCTTCAGGATTGGCCAACAGTACCAGCCGCACTTAAGTAAGGAAAGATAAATGGCACTTACAACACTTGGAAATACGGCATTCGGCACTTCGTCCGTTGTAAGTGCTTCGATTAAAGATAGTGCTGTAGTATATAACAAGCTGGATGCAAATACAGCTCATACTGATCGTAACCAATCATTTTCGGTTGCGCAGCGTGGGTCTATCAGTGCTCTTGGTGTATATCACGGTTTGGCTGGTAACACAGTTACTCTTGATCTGAATACATCAAACTATTTCAGCCTGACGGCAAATGCAAATATTACATATGCCAATCCTTCAAACGTTACTGCAGGACAGGCTGGAGCACTCTTTATTACAGCAAATGGTAGTTTTACTGGATCATGGGGATCACAGTGGAGATTTGCAGGCGGTACTGCACCAACACTCTCTGCAACTGCCGGTAAAGTCGACCGAGTAGATTATGTGGTTCAATCGTCGAATACTATTCATGCGGTAGCGACACTTGATCTGCTTGGTACAGCATAAGGTTTCAGATGTCTGTATATAATTTTCAGCAAGGGACAATGGCAGGTGCTGCCGCTGCTGGTGGTGGCTATACCATTGACCAGTCGATCCGGTTTAACGACAACGACTCGGCCAACTTATCTGCGACCCTCGCCACTGGGGATGGAGGCGGGAATAAATTTACCTTTTCTTGTTGGGTAAAGAGGGCGAACCTTGGAGTTGACTATATGACGCTCCTTTCCGCAGATGCTACCACAGACCCTTACTTTTTTGCGTTCAATTCTTCCGACCAGCTTCGTTTTACTCGTGCATCTGGCGGGTCTCCGACCGTTACAACCACTGCCGCATATAGAGACGTTTCAAGCTGGTATCATGTCGTTTTAACCGTAGACACGGCAGAAGCGGCTGCTGATAGGTGGAAAATCTATGTAAACGGAACACGGCAAACAACTTCTGTCGGCGGAACACCCGGTACAGTCACGATCAACACGAATGTCCTTCACACAATCGGAAGATATGCCGCAGGTGCTTCAAATTATTTTGATGGCTATTTAGCCGAGGTTTATTTCATTGACAATCAAGCACTAGACCCTTCCAGCTTTGGTGAAACTAACAGCACCACCGGACAGTGGGTACCGATTAAATATGCTGGTAGCTACGGAACCAACGGATTCTACATCACAGGTGCTGACAGTGCTGATCTAGGCGCTGACGAAAGCGGCAACGGCAACAATTTTACCAGCAGCGGCTTGACCAGTGCGGATCAGGTGCTGGACAGCCCAACTGACAACCAATCAACCTACAACCCCATCGCTGGCGTTACAATTTCAAGCCCAGAATATTCAGAGGGTAATACCCGTGTAGTCAATTCTTCTGAAACTGGCGCAGATAACTATCGCGGCACTATCGGCGTGTCGTCTGGCAAGTGGTATGTCGAGTTTCTTATCACTGATGTTGGTGCCGGTGAGAACGCTACTGTAGGTGTTGTTGACACTGAAACGCCGGTACAGAATCCACTTGGCGCAGGCAACACGCCGATAGGTTTTTCTGCTAATAGTTACGCAATACTTCCAGACGGACGCAAAATAAACAACAACTCCTCCAGCGCCTACGGCTCGTCCTACACCAATGGCGATGTCATGGGCATTGCGTTAGACATGGACAACGGGGCTATTTGGTTCTCGAAGAACGGCACATGGCAAGCGTCGGCAACGCAGTCAGAGATTGAAGCAGGAACCACAACCAACGCTGCATTTACTGGAGTGACTGGGACAAAGCACTTTGCCTCTGGGTTTTCTGCGGGTGTGGCTAGAAGTGCCGACGTAACCATGCGTCCAGAAGAAGACTGGACAGGAACTTGTCCATCTGGCTTCTCAGCCCTGTCCACCTCCAACCTCCCCGCCCCGACCATTGCTGATCCTACGGCGCATTTCAACACCCTGCTTTATACGGGCAACGCAACAACACGTTCAATTTCAGGTGTTGGCTTCCAGCCTGACTTTGTTTGGCTCAAGGGAAGAAGCACCGTTTCTGTGCATGGTGTTTGGGATGCTGTTCGAGGCGCTTCAAAATATCTAGTCACTAATAGCAATGCAGCTGAAACAACCGACACTACAAATGGATTACAGGCTTTTGAGACGGATGGTTTTGAAATCGGTCCTGTAGGAACATGGAACACAAATACAGCAACGTACGTCGCATGGAACTGGAAAGCCAACGGCACCGGCAGCAGCAACACTGACGGCAGCATAACATCAACCGTGTCGGCCAATATGACGGCTGGGTTCAGTGTTCTTACCTTCACGGGGAACGGCACACAGGGTGCAACGGTTGGGCACGGACTGGGTGTAGCCCCTAAGATGGTCATCGTGAAGGCCCGCACAACAGCGGGGCCGGATTATGGCTGGTTTGTATACCACGCTGCTGTGGCTAGCGACGCGGAGACGGACCACCTAATTCTTGATACCACCGCCGCCGTGGTGGACGATCATAATTCGTGGGACGACACCGCTCCAACGTCATCTGTCTTCTCGATTGGTGGGCCGGGCGGTGGCGGGGCTGGCAACTTCAACATCACCGGCGATACCCTTGTAGCCTATTGCTTCGCAGAAGTAGAAGGCTTCAGCAAGTTCGGCAGCTACGTCGGAACAAATGGCGGCTTTCCATTTATTTACACAGGCTTTCGCCCTGCTTTTGTCATAGTAAAAAGCCTATCTGCGGGTAGAAGTTGGGTAATAATGGATAACAAACGCGGCGCAACATATAATCCTGTTGGTGAATATCTAAGGCCGAATGATACCTCCGCAACAGGAACAACTATCTCATTTGATTTTGTTTCAAATGGTCTAAAAATTAGGGCGCCTGCTGACACGTTTTACGACATCGACGCTTCTGGTCAGACTTTTATATATGCCGCATTTGCCGAAACACCTTTTAAAACAGCATTAGCAAGATAATTGAAATACTATTGAGATGGAAACTGCAATCGATGCTGTAACAGACGTAGAGGATCTAATTGCTCTCTATACAAATACTCGAGATGTAGACGATAATATTGTTCTCGGTACACTGAATGATTGGCCAGAGATTCCTGATATTCTCAGATAAAGACAAACCTCAGTCATTATAAATAGTAATAAAATGGCTGGAGTTTACAATGGCAGTTCCAACGACTAGAGCAGATTTTAAAGCATACTGCCTCCGACGACTCGGAGATCCTGTTATTGACATTAATGTTGATGATGAACAGGTCGAAGATCGTATTGACGAGGCATTAATTTACTATCAAGATTATCATTTTGATGGCACTGAACGAGTTCTCGTAAAACACGTCGTTACAGCTTCCGATAAAACAAACGGATATATAACACTTTCGAACTCAATAATTGGTGTCAATTCTATCCTTGATATTGGACAAGCGGTTCAATCGTCAAATCTTTTCAATATTCGGTATCAGATTCATCTGAATGATCTTTTTGATCTTTCAGCATCGTCTTATGTACCATATGTCACGGCAATGCGACATATCGAATCACTAGAAGAGCTCTTTGTTGGTAAAAAACCACTCCGATATAACCGCCACGTAAATAAACTCCATATTGATATGGATTGGACAAACGATGTGGCAACAGGGGAATATGTAATCATCGATGCTTACTCAATTACAGATCCAGACACATATTCGGATGTTTGGGGTGATCGTTGGTTGGCTCGATATGCAACTGCACTCATTAAAAGACAATGGGGTTCTAACCTTACAAAGTTTGAAGGTATGCAATTACCCGGCGGCTTGACATTTAATGGTGCAAAGATTTATGATGATGCCGAATCTGAAATCCAAAAACTTGAAGAGGAAATGATTGTCAGTTACAGCTTGCCTGTTCAAGATATGATAGGATGATCCTGTGCCTACAAATAAGTATTTCAATAACTTCGGATATGCTAGAGAACAAGATCTAGTCGAAGATTTAACAATAGAATCAATTAAAATATACGGCCATGATGTGCGGTATATTCCTAAAACTTCCGCTAGAAGAGATGCTCTTTTTGGCGAGGATACTCTTGCGACCTATGATGATGCGGTCGAGATGGAGATGTATATTAAGAATGTAGAGGGTTTTGAAGGCGAGGGTGATTTCCTATCTCGCTTTAATTTAGAGATTCGCGATCAAGTAACATTTACAATTGCAAGAAAAAGATTTGATCAGGCCAGATCCGAAAGGCTTACAACAGAGGTTGGTTACAGTTATCTCCAGGAAGAAGCAGACACAAATGCTCCCTCTCGTCAGTTTTTATCCACCTCAGCTAATACAAGTCTCTTTGGTATTAACCTAGAGACCGGTACTGCTGAAGGTTACTCAATTACAAATAATAGACCGACCGAGGGAGATCTCATCTGGTTTCCAATGGTCGACAAGTTATTCGAGATCAAGTTTGTAGAACACGAGCAGGTATTTTATCAGACCGGTCGACTACAGACATATGATCTACGATGCGAACTCTTTACATACAGTAACGAGAGAATCGACACCGGCAATACGGCAATCGATGCAGTCGAGGATAACTACAGTACTGATATTCTCACAAACGAAATGCTACAAGAGGATGGTGATAAACTACAGCTCGAGGATGGTGGTTCACTCATGCAAGAGTGGCGCATTGAAGGTACACAGCCTACCGCCAATAATGAGTATTTCCAATCGAACGATCCGGTATTCAGTTCATCATCAGTAATTGACTTCAGTGAGAGTAATCCATTCTCAGAAGTGGATAGGTACTAATCATGTTTGGTTCACAATATTATCACGGCACAGTACGAAAATATGTAATTGCCTTCGGTAATCTCTTTAATGATATTTACGTTCAGCGGCTTGACTCAAGCGGAAACCGAATTCAGACACTTGCCGTACCATTGGCATATGGTCCAAAAGAAAAGTGGCTTGTTAGATTGGTTCAGGATCCAAACCTAGATCAAGATGTGGCCATCACTCTACCTCGTATGGGATTTGAAATTCAGAGCATGGCATACGCACCACAGCGTAAATTATCTTCGACACTGAAAAATGTGAAACTCAAAACATCTGATCTCGATCGAGTAGATACACAGTATGTTCCGGTTCCGTATGATATTACAATGCTACTTTCAGTTTTCGTAAAGAATGCAGACGATGGTGCTCAGATTATTGAACAGATCATTCCGTATTTTAGGCCCGAGTTTGTCACTAATGTTCGGCTGATTCCAGAAATGGGTGTGGTTGTCGACACTCCGGTTGTTTTACAGGATGTGGCTATCGAAGATACATACGAAGGTGACTTTGATACCCGGCGAGCTCTCATCTATAATCTCACGTTCAGCATCAAAGCTTATTTCTACGGACCAGTGTCACACAGTGGTATCATCAAGCGTGCAGTTACAAATATACACCTAGATACTCCGGCCGATACACCAATTGGAGAGCGTATTACAGTCACTCCAGCACAATATGCAAACGGCGCCCCACTATACTCACCATCTGCAAATAATTCACTATCAGTTGCGCTTGATGCAATTAGTGCGAATAGTGATTACGGCTTTGCGGTTAATATTGATACAGATGTTCCTATTACATAGGATTAAAAAATGAAAACGTATCGCAATTTTATTAATGAAGCCTATATGTTACAATTTGTACGTGATAAAAATATGGATGTACTGAAAATTAAAGACAGTCGTAAAAAAAGTTGGGTTGAGATCCGTGGCAAAAAAGGTTACGAAATTAGTGGCTATGATAAAAGAGATCGACTACACCGTGTATTAGATCAAGTAGGCAAATCAGCCAACATGAGTGATCTTATGAATG